TGCTGGATGGTATATATCTGAGGGGTGCGTTGATACTTGTAATGCCGCTCAAGGACGATATAGAACAATAATTTCACAGAAAGAACCCAAAGCATCAAATATTAGAAAGCTTTTTGAAAAGTGTGGTCTCTCTTATTCAGAATACCAGGATAAAAGAACATCAGTTATAGATTTCAAAATCTATGGGAAAGAAATGTATAACTATCTATTGACCAACTTTGGTCACGGGTGTGATAAAAAGTTTATTTCTCGCAAATTTAAGTGTCTGCCTAAATGTCTAGCAGAGACATTTCTTCGTAGTGCTATGGCTGGTGATGGTTCTTGGTCTACTACCGAACAAGGTGTTTATTTTACAACCTCTAGTACCCTTCGGGATGATATCATGCAACTAGCTCTTGAAAGTGGTTTTAAGACCAAGTATATAGGCAGCTATGTTGGCTCTTATGATGGTTCAATTCTTCCAGTTCACAGAGTGTCAATTAATACAAATACTAAAGATTATAGGATATTTACTGTTGATCATATCTCTGAAGAGAAATATGCTGGAAAAGTATATTGCTATAATGTCCCTAATCATTTGTTTATTACAATGAGAAATGGAAAGATCGCGATACAAGGAAACACATCTAATAGAAATACTTCTGAAGTTCTAGACGCATCTATGCAGACTGTTACTAAGTCTTATCAACAGCTTATTAAATATAGAATAGAAATGGGACTATTTAATGAAATCTTGCTAGATGGAAAATTCAATGATGTTACAAATGAAATAGAATTTAACTTCCCTGAAATCGATCTAGAACAACAAATTAAATATGAAACTAACGTTATTCAGAAATGGCAAAATAATTTGATTGCTCTTGAGGAAGCTAGAAACGCGATGGACTATGATAGGAAACTCGATGAAAAACGCACCTTCCTTAATATGGTTGATTTACCTAAGCTTAAAGCTCAAGGTGTAATTGATGCTCAGGTAGCTAAAGCTAAGGCCGTCACGTCTAATAAAGTGGCTCCTGCTAACCAAAAAGGCAAATCTACTGGTAGACCTAAGTTTACCAGGAATACAATAGAGACGTTTCAATCAGATGTAGTAAATCTAGTTGATTCTTTATCTGATTCACAGGGAATTTCTGATTTTAATGCTCAAAATCTACTAGAAACTACTATTTCTAACTTTAGGGTTAAAGCAAAACAGCAGATTCTCGATAATGTTCGACTATTCAGCCGACAATTTAACCTTTCTGATATAGAAATTGATGAAACATTAGTAGATACATATCTTTGTGATACTGAGAATGTTTTATCTGAGAAAGTTAGATATTTTTCCAAGAAAAATAATGATAATCTGGATTCTTCTCTGCTATTTGATGAGTTAAAAGACTTTATTAATACGCAAGAGTTGAAACTTGAATCTATTTCTAAGATTTTAATTTATAAATCGCTTGGATTCAAGACTATACTAGTTAATGCAGATGAATGTGATGAACATGACCTGCTTAATTTAAATGTAAATGCCCTAAACTATTCACAGACACCCCCATTCAATTATGGGTGTAAATGTTCAATAGATGATAAGAGTTTGTATGAATTCAAATAATATTCCAGACATGCTTTTAGTAAAAATTAAGGCTACCCACTTTAACTACATAAACAAGAATAATATCTTGTATACAGAGAATGCTGTAAAACGTGGAGCTAAATCGTGGACATATCCTTTTAATAAACCTCAGCTAGTAGCCCATAACGTTAAAGGTGATCCAATTGGTCGTATCGTAGATTTTAAAATTGTTAAAGGCGAAACAATCAATAAGGTTCCAGGCGAATATGTTGAATTAACAGCAAAAATAACTGATAAAGATGCTATTGAGAAAATCATAGATGGTAGATATAGTACTGTCTCGGTTGGCTCTTCATCTTGTAGAGTAATCTGTAGTGAATGTGATCAGGTAATCACCGAAGATGGTCTATGTGAACATAAGAAAGGCACATACAACGAAAAAGGTGAGCCTATTTATTGGCTCATAGATCAAATTGATTATACAGAAGACTCATTTGTAAATGAACCTGCCGACGATTTTACGATCGTAGATCAAATAATGATTAACGGCGAATGGCTTCAGTTTGCAAAATTCTCTGATAGTAGAGAATCATACCTTAATGGGTTCCATATGGAGGACCACATGGCAAATAAAGACACAAAACTAACTACTGAACAAAGAGATAAGTTTCCAGATTCAGCGTTTTGTGGACCAAATAAATCCTTCCCTGGCCACGATAAGGCTCATGTAACAGCAGGACTTAGTCTACTAGACAGAGTTGAAGCATCTGATGCCAACAAAGCAAAAGTCCGCGCCTGCTTATTCCGTAAAGGAAAAAAGTATGGTACCATTCCTCAGAAAGACGAAGTTAGCGACGATTTTGATATTCTATTCAGAATAGACGATGCTTTTTCTCCTGAAGAAATTACTGAGTTAGACTCATGGTTTAAGGAAAATCCCAATTCTGATCTTCCAGAAATAAAGACTGAAGATTCTGCTAAAAAGCAGACCGATGTCCCTAATGAAGAAGATAAAGACATTTCTAAGATGAAAAGGGCTGAGCTAATTGATGAAGTAACACGTTTACAAATAGTACTCGAAGATGCTAACGCAGAATCGAGTAAAGCTATTGAAATGCGTGATACTAAAATTACTAAGCTAGAGGATAAGGTTCAAAGTGCTGAAACAATCACTTATGAAAAGGAAGATACTCTAAACAAATATGTAGATAAAACATGTGTTTTAGAGAAAAAGTATCGGGATTCAATTATTTCGAACATAATTGACTTAAAAAGGGCCGATAATAATTATGAAGAGGGATCTGAAATAGAGACTGGCTTAACGGTTCGTTCTCTTGATAGTCTTGAGGACTCTCTTAATGATCTCAGACTTGAGAAGTTCGAAAAACCAATCAATACTGATGATCGGATCCAAGATCCAACACAAGATTTGGAAAATAAAGATCACATATCTGATTCTTCACATGAATCGGATTCTGAGGAATCAACTGATCCTAGATTTAAGATTTTCTCGGTAGATAGACGAAACATGGAGGCTGAATAATGGCTATACCTAATTTTAATTTGCCTTTCAATCAGCACAACACTCAAAAGTTCGATGTACGCAACAGACCTGAGAAATACGCTCAGTCAGATCTCCGTAACTGGAGATTTGAACAGTCTGAAGGTATTAGACCTGCTGAGTATTATGCTCCGTACAAATACCTACCAGTTGCCTTTAAGGACGTAACTACAGCAGATTATACTGTATTACCTAAAGGACGCATCGTATCAGTTTTATCCGCAGAAGATTCTACACCCGTTAGCGGTATTGTATACCCTTGTTCAAGTGGTCAGATAGCCATTGGTTATTCTGCTTCTGAGCTTGGTGGTGCTATGATTTCAGTTAACATCGATAATAGTCATTTTGGCTATGATGATGGTATTGCTGGACTTCTTACTTTTGCTAATGGTGGAACCAATTTTAGTGGTTTCTATACAGCTGATGACGTTACTGCTGGGTCAATGACTATTGGTGGTGCACTTGCAACTGCAAGCGGCGCTTTCATAGTTCCAGCTAACGCTCCTGTTGGTGTTGTGTACCATGATTGGTACCAGGATATTCGCGGAAAAAATTTGAACTATCGTATGCATCCTGATGGTGGACACGTTCTAACTGACTGGTATGTCGAAGTTCCGTACGTAAAAGGTACAAACGCTTACGCTTCTGGCTGCAGCCCCCGTTATTCTAATAACGATTATGCAGACCTAACAAACTTCTGGGATATTAACAAAATGTTTACATATCTCGCAATTGAACAAGGCGAAGCATTCAGAACTGGTTATTTTGTACAATCTGATTTACTAGGCAACTACAAACCACAATCTGCATTAAGCAATGCGAGCGGTGTTGTTGTAGATACAGCTTTAACTCAGGTTAAAACTAATCAAACAGTAGGAAAAATCCTAAGTATTGATAATAGAATGCCTAAATATGGATTAGAAGATGTTCTTACATATCCTCGTTCTGGCATGCCTGGTTCACAGACAGCTGGTATGATCAAAGTTCTTTTTGACTTTGCATATTATTGTCTAAAGATCGGTCCCACAGGTGGGGCTGGTACCGCGCCAACAGTAGAAGCGGTGTGGAATTATATCCGCCAAGGTTGGTTTGGATTAGCGAGAATTCAACTTCTGATTTCTTAATGGAGGAATTAATATGCCTTATATGAATATTAGAGATGAAGTTGCTATTGAGAACTTTCAAGACAAGGAATCTCGCGTAAAGTATCATAATATTGTTGATGCTTTTACCAATCGCGGATACATGGAAAACAAAGATGGAAACGTCGAACGTTTTTCTCTGCATGACCTTGTTACTGCTGAAGATCTAATGCGCTTCATTCCGCAAACAGTGGAAACTGTGGTTCGTGAAGCAATCGAACCTAACCTCTTTATCGTAGATAGACTCTTTCAAAGAGTCACTATCGAGAGAGGATCCAGAGTCCAGATTGGTGCCCTAGGTGCCATGGAAGCTGGTAGAGTGGGGCAGGCTGGAGAATATCCAGAAAAAATGCTTGACATGGACGGTGGAGACATGGTAGCAATCACTACTGATAAGTATGGTCTGAAGATCTCCCTAACAGAAGATGTTCTAAAAGAAAATCAGTTTGATGTTGTTAACATTTGGCTTCGGGCCGCTGGTCGGGCGCTTGCTCGCTGCAAAGAAAGAAATGCAGCAAAATTAGTTAATGAGATGGGTTATAAAATTCTGGATAACGTGAACCCTACTGAATCATACGCTGGCGTGTGTACTGGTAGAGATATCACTGGAACACAGAATGGTTCAATGACTTCTTCGGATGTTTTCGAACTATATGCTTATCTTCTAAATAGAGGTTTTTCACCTGACGTACTCATGATGCATCCATTAGCTTGGAAGACATTCATGACAGATACAGAGATGAGAGAAGTTGTTCTACAAGCTTCTACTATCGCACAGGTGCAAGGTGCTAGAGCTCCTAACTGGGGAACTTCACACATGGGCTACGGTCTACGTACTGAAGGAACTGGTAGGGAACAAACATCTGGAAATAACGTTAAGGGACCTAGCCCATGGCTACAGACTCTTAATCCGTTAGGTGCGCAGTTTGGTATGGCTCCGTCATATCTACCTACGCCGCTCCAAGTTATTGTTTCTCACTATATCCCGTTTAGTTATGGTGCACAAGGCATCGAAAGAATGGACACTGGCTGCGTGACAAACGTAGTGATGGTCGATTCTAACAATTGTGGTGTCATCGGACAATCTGAACCTGTCAAAACTGACAGATGGACAGATCCCGAAAGAGACATCGAAAACATTAAGATGAGAGAAGCCTATGGTTTCGCTATCCTTGAACAGGGTAAAGCCATCGGTAAGGCGTCTAATGTTGTGATCGCACGTAACTACAACTTCGAGAATGCAAATAGTCAGACTCTTTCTAATCTCAACTTCAGTGGAGCGATTAGTGGTCTAACAATTGATCTCGACTAAGCTGTAGTTTTAGCGAGTCGGAGTAGATAATTAAGGGCAGGCAGCCTTGTTCTGCCTACCCTTTTTTTGATCATAAAAGGAGAAATTATGTCAAAAGCAAAAACAGAGGCACAAGAAACCGAAATTAAAGCGGAAGTACAAAAACCCGCCACAAAATCTAAGAAAAAAGAAAATAAATTAGTTTTACCGCGATATCTAAGATTAGCAAAAGGTGGTATGTGGCGTGATGTAGAAGATAATCAAGCTTCAGGTAAAGTTGTTTATTCTATCGATAAGATCATGGTTGGTCGTAATCCTAAGGAAGACGATCCCGCCATAGCAATAGATAAGTTTGATAATCAGAATCTTAGAGAATATGGATTCATCGATAAGAAGCTTCCATGGTTTATAGATCTAACAGATATTCCAAAAGAAAAACTAGGCAGAATTATCATAGCATATAAAGCAGGCGTACTAGTTCGCGCAAATCCAGAGAAGCCACCAGAGGTTCAAGTATCTACTATTAAGAACGAATGGAAAGTTAATAAAGCTGGTACCTTAGTTTTTGATGGTAAAAACAAAGAAATGTTTAAAAAACTTCAAAATCTTAATTTTGAAAAGCTTCAAATCTTTGTAGAAGGTAGTCCACCAACTAATGTAGGTAGAGATAATCTGCTTGATCTTTTTGACTATGAGAAACGAGGATTCAATCCTTTATCACGACCAAGACTAGAAGTCTTGGAAATGATTAGAGGAAGACTGAAACAATACGGACCAGGAATGACTGGCATCAGAAGAAACGAAGACAGTGAGAACTAATCATGGCTTTTTTAAGAGTAGTTTCACATATACCAGCAATTAATGCTACTGGGGTGTACTTAAACGGAGATTTAAGCATAACATTCGACAAGGCAATTATACCTTCGACTGTTGATTACTCTACGTTTTCTGTTAATCACCACGCTACCTTTGTTAGTGTACCAGGTTCATATAGCATTGGTTATGACACTAATGGTAATGCCATGACTGCAGTCTTTACGCCTTCTGTTCGACTAACATCAAACTCAGAATATGATGTATATGTTTACGGAAATCCAGATAGTATTCTTTCACAAAATAATAAACCTATAGATGAAACGTATTCATTTACTTTTACTACTGGTGTTAATATATATGATGATGCAGCAGGGAGCGGTGTTCTTCCTTCTGGCACTGTTCCTGGATGGACTGGAGTTCTAACAGATATTCCTCCTTCTGTAACAGGAAGCATAGAGTCGTTTTATGTATATAGTACAACACCTAAACACCAAACACCAAACATAGTGACTACTACTGATGAAATAAAAGTAGTATTTACGGGATTAATTCAGACCCCTCTCTCAGAGATGTCTGGATATATTACATTAGAAGAAACACCCGTTCTTCAATAAGGAGCAAAAATGGCAGATATAATTTTTAATAGATTCCTCCATGACCTTGGTTCTGGAGTTATAGATTGGGAGTCCGATTCGCTGAAAGCAGCGATGTATAGTGACATTGGTGGCTTTACCAAAGATACTACTACATACACTAGTGCGAATGAGTTACCTACTGGCAGTGGTTATACTCAAGGCGATAAAGCTGTAACAGGCGGTAATATTATACAAAATGATGCTGATGATGTTGCTCAGTATGATGTTGCAGATATATCTTGGACAGCGGCAGGGGGAGCGATCGGCCCAGCATCAGGATGTTTAATCTATGATGTAACTAATGCTAGTGGAGCGGTGTATCTAATCGATTTTGCAGCTGCAAAGACAGCCGACAATGGTACTGATTTCAAAATCACTATCGATGCGTCTGGTCTGTTCTTAGCAAAACAAAAATAATTTAAGTAAGGAATTCTCCTCGCAAGGAGCGTGACCTTACTACATTTACCCGATACTAAGGTAGTGGGGGTCTAGCGATCACTCTACCTTTTTTAATTTAAAAAGATAATGGCCAAAATAAGCCAAATAGTATTATAACAAAGGATGACTAATGCAAAACATAACAGAAAATAACATACCCGAGCATGAAGTAACTATTCCTGCTAGAGTACAATATCCAAGTGTAAGATATAACCCATTATATTACATCAAAGACACTGATGTAATAGAAATTGCTGTATTTCTCAATGGCAATGAGCAAAAGAGATGGCATTATGAACCTTCTATTCCATGTCCAAGTGGCTATGGTCGCCTATTTGTTGCCGATCTAGCAGTAACACAATCAGTTATTCCTACGGAGTAATATAAGATGGCAGGAACCAATTATTGGGTCGCTACATCTGGAAGCGTGTGGTCTACAGCCGCTAACTGGTCAATGGCCCATGTCCCGCTAATAGATGAAGACGTCGTATTTACTGATTCAGGTCTCGCTAATGCCTGTACAGTAGACATCACGGCTAGTGGAGCCTCTATTTCTTTCGAGCCAGGTTATAGCGGCGCATTCAATGATAGCGGGAATGATATTAACATATCTGGAGCAGTAAGTATTAACTCTAGAGGAACCTTTACTGCTTCTGGGGCCTGGGCCCAGATTGCTGATGCAAATTTCATTCTTACAAGTCCGTCTTCCTGGACTATTGCGGCATGGGATATAGACTTGCAGGGAACTGGAAACCTGACAAATAATTCAGGTGCTAATAGAACAGTCCACAAAATATCTGCCGCTGGCGCGGGAAAAACCACTACTCATACTGGCGCTAATTTTTTATTTACAAAACAACTAACATTTGGAAGCGGCACATTTACAAATAATCAAAATTTTGGAGCTGACATAACTGCAATAGATGATTTGAATTTTCACGCAGACCACACTATAAATGGGAACGCGGGATTTACAATATATGCGCATACAGCGTCAACAACATATAATATCCCAAAGATAAACGCAAGCGGGTTTACAGGTGCCTTTTATATTGGAGCAAAAGCCGGAGGTACTACATTTGAACA